CTGCTTGGATGGCGCACCGTTTGCGCTGTTGAACTTGATCCCGGTGCAAGACAAATCATCCTTGACCGACAGCGTGACGGGATACTTGAGCAATTCCCGATCTGGGATGACGTGCGGACGTTCGACGGGAATGTTTGGCGTGGACATGTCGATGTTGTTACAGGAGGGTTTCCTTGCCAAGACATCAGCCGGTGTGGAGCGGGGGCAGGACTTAGCGGTGCAAGGTCTGGATTGTGGGTGGAGCAGAAAAGAATCATTTGCGAAGTTCAACCCAAGCTCGTTGTCGTGGAAAACTCGCCAATGCTCACTACTAGAGGACTCGGAACAGTCCTTGGAGACTTGGCCGGAATGGGGTTCGATGCAAAGTGGGGAGTGTTCAGAGCTTCAGCCATTGGAGCGGCCCACCATCGAGCACGAATTTACCTGGTTGCTTACCCCCACGGCACAAAGCTGGAAGGCTTGGACTTTCCGAAACCCGCTGAAATTGATACGAAAGAATCACGCAGACGGCAATTTGCAAGAGCAATTGATGCGACTTTATCAGCGGATGACTACACCTCGATGCCAAGAAATCCTGATGATGTGGCCAGAAGGATGGACGGACTCAAAGCCACTGGCAATGGATGGGTTCCGGCAGTGGTAGCAAGAGCAGTGCGGATTTTGTTGACGCACAACGTAATGTTAGGGGAATGAACATGGAATGGCAACCGATTGAGACAGCGCCGAAGGTCTAAAACGCTGAGTTAGAATTTAACCCATGATGGGAAATCCCCCGGCTTTGCAGGCGAATACTTACTTGTTAAAGGTGAAAAAATGGATTCTGACATGAAAATAGAAGCATTAATTGCGCTGGTATAAAAGCGTGACCGAGAAATAAAAGAGCTAGCCGACGATAACGAAAGGTACTTTTATTTGTGGACTGAGATTGTTGCTTTTATCGTCCAAGAACAAGGCCGGGATGAAATTTATAGAATCGCCAGGTCAGCAATAAAAAATCAAGAATATTTGGATAGATTGCTTATCTACATTGAAGAAAACACGTAATCCCCCAACGCGGAATAGACACCAGAAAATGGTAATAAAAATGGAAAACGACCTTAGTGATGTGCAGAAAATGTGGTTTCAGCGCACGCAGGCGCCTGAAGTAATCGAGCGCCCGTCATGCTTCAATCGCCCAGACTTCTCGCGCAATGTTTTCTCCGTCGAGTTCCCAGGAAAATGGTACGAATTCCGCCAGTCAATGGATTGCCCGCACTGGAAGGCGGGAGGAAATGCACACGTTCTCAAATGGTGCGACAGCCAAGGCGGAAGGAAAACGCCTTGGCACGCATGCAGCGGATGTCGCCATAAAGTAGTGAAATCATGAGCCACCTATACCTGTTCGCCAGCGCTTTCGCCACCGTCTTCCTGCTCGGATTCCAGCAGAAAAACGTCCACGGAAACCATTACCTCGCGGCCATCGTCACCAGCATCGGAATAGGCGCTGCGCAAATATTTCTCTGGCGCCTGGTCCCGCAAGCCAACTCCAGCGAAATCGTCGCCACCCTGTGCGGCGGCCCGGCTGGAATCTGCGCTGCAATGTGGCTGCACCCCAAATTCATCAAGCGAATGGAGGGCAAATGAGAACCATAATACCAGCGCAAAAACTTATCGCCACCAGAACCAAATAAATGCCCTCCGCTTCCCTATCCGTCCGCGCCGCCTGGCACGAAGGCCTCATGCCAGATCCAGACGTCGAAATCGACGAATGGTCGAACGAATACCGCTATTTGCCGCCGGACAGCAGCGAGCCTGGAAAATTCCGCCTCTCGCGCACCCCCTACATGCGCGACATCATGCGCGATTTATCGCCGAAATCTCCAATCGAAGAAGTCGTCCTGGTCAAGGGCGGCCAGATCGCCGGCAGCGAAACCGCCAATAACTTCATCGGCTACATCATGCACATCGCCCCTGGACGAACCATGATGGTCCAGCCAACGGTGGACGCAGCGAAAGACTACGTGCGGGAGCGCATCAACCCGCTGATCGAATACACCCCCGCCATCAAGCAGCGTTGCTCAGAAGGAAAGAGCCGGGACGGATCCAACACCGTCAAATTCAAGCGCTTCCCCGGCGGATTCCTCGCCGTCACCGGCGCCAACTCAGCACAAGCCCTGCAATCCCGCGCTATCCGCTACCTCATCCTGGACGAAATTGACCGCTACCCGCGCGATGTTGATGGGCAAGGCGATCCGCTCGGCATGGCCGTCAAGCGCACCGACACCTTCAAGCGCAACCGCAAAATCTTCAAACTCAGCACCCCAGGAAACAAAGACGAATCGCGCATCCTGGTTGACTACGCCGAGACCGACCAGCGACGATACTTCGTCCCATGTCCGCACTGCGGAAACATGGACTACATACAGTGGAGCAACATCCACTGGCCACCCGGCCACCCGGAAAAAGCCGCCCTAACCTGCACCGCCTGTGGCGCAGAAATCGAAGAACACCACAAGACCTGGTTCATGGATCCTGAACGCGCGGAATGGCGACCGACCGCCATCAGCAAACGCCCCCGCTCGCGCGGCTACCATCTCCCAGGCCTCTACTCCCCACTCGGCTGGCGCAGTTGGGGAGACATCGCCACAGACTGGGAACAAGCCATGGACCTCGCCGCGCGCGGCGACGACACCCTGCTCAAGAAAATAACCACCATGGACCTGGGCGAAGGCTACGAACAGCAAGGAGAACGCGCCCGCGTCTCCACCATCAAGGCGCGCGCCGAAACCTACCCGCACCGCATGGTGCCTTACGGCGGACTGATCGTCACCGCCGCGGTAGACGTGCAGCACAACCGCCTGGAATGCAAGATCATGGCCTGGGGCCGCGCCGAAGAAGCCTGGGTGATCGACTACCACATCATCTGGGGAGACACCCTGCAATCGCAAGTCTGGGCGGATCTGGAAACCTGGCTGCAAACCCCCTTGCGCTACCAGAACGGGGTAGAAATGCGCATCGCCGCCTGCTCCATCGACGCCGGTGACGGAACCACCTCAGAAGAAGTCTACAAATTCGTGCGCTGGAAGAGCCACCGTCTGATCTTCGCCATCAAGGGCGCGAAATCATTCGACGCGCCGGTCCTTCCGCCCCCCACCGCAAGGGAAGTAGACCGACAAGGCAAGCGCGTAAAGACAGGAGACCTGCTCTGGGTCATCGGCGTCAGCCAGATCAAGGTCATCATCGCCGGTCGCCTGCGCCTGGAGACGCCCGGCAAGAACTACATCCACTTCCCCACCTGGCTCCCAGACGAATACTGGCCGCACCTCGGCAGCGAAAGCCTGAAAAAACGCTACATCAACGGCAACGCCTACCAGCGCTGGGAAAAAATCCCAGGCGCCAGAAACGAAGGCTGGGACCTGCTGGTCTACAACTACGCCGCCGCCTGCCGCATCGGCATCAACCGCTGGGGAGAAGCGCAATGGCAAGAATGCGAGCGCCATTTATCGCAGCACGACCTGCTCTCCGGAATCGAAACGCCGCAGCATGAGCAGCCTGAAATAATCTCGAACGAAGCAGCCCCTGGTGGCCAGACGGAAGAACTCGAAACCGCAGCTGGCGAAGATGTAAATCAATCGCCACCCCGCTTTACACCACCCGTAAAGATCGCGATCAATCCACCGGCACCGCAGGCCAGAAGGATAGGTCGATCAACCTACTTGAGGTAATCTGACCCGCGCCCTGAACATTTTCCAATTGGCGCGCAAATACCTCTCCACGGCATCCTGTCTGCTACACAAAACAGCAGACTCATCCAATGCCAGTATCGCAAGCCCAGATCGACGCCCTGAATGCCGCAATCAGCGTAGGCGAGCGCATCGTGCGCATGAACGATAGGATGGTGGAATACCGCTCAGTCGCCGAACTCATCCGAGCGCGTGACGACCTGCTGAGTCAAAAAGCGGCGGAAGAAGCAACAACCACGGGCACGCCTCGCCCACGCCAGACCATGCTTTATCATGCAGGGCGCGGATTCTGATGGCGAAAAAACGCAAGAAAAATAAATCCGCTCCAGCAGGCGAACACGGTTTCACTGTAAACGCCCGCTACGACGCCGCAGGAAATGGCCGCCGCATGCGCGGATGGGTAACACCGTCAACCGGACCGAATCGGGCAATCGAAGGGCTGGCTACCATCCGCAACAGAGCGCGCGACGCTCAGCGCAACGAATGGACTGGTGCAGCCAGTGGACGGGTATGGACCACTAACCTGATCGGCACCGGCATTATTCCGCGCCCGAAAACATCAAACGCCAAACTCAAGGAAATGCTCGTTTCGTTGTGGGACCAATGGGTTCCGCAATCAGACGCCGATGGCGTTCTGGATTTTTACGGACTGCAAACCCTGGCAACGCGAAACTGGATCGCTTCGGGAGAAGTATTCGCGCGCCTGCGACCCCGCCGCCAGGCAGACGGCCTTGCAGTCCCGCTGCAGATTCAGCTGCTCGAATCCGACATGCTACCCTTGCTGAATGTTGACACCTACCCTGGTCTACCGCCTGGAAATATCATCCGGTCAGGTATCGAACTTGATCTCGTAGGCCGCCGAGTTGCCTATTGGATGTACCAGGAGCACCCAGGCGACTGCGTGTCCGGCGGAATAATGGCCAGCCAGTTGTCGCGCATCCCAGCCAATTCCATCCTCCATATCTACGAGCCGATCCGGCCTGGCCAGTTGCGCGGCGTATCTGACTACGCGCCTATTCTCGCAAAACTTCGAGGCGTCATGGATTACGACGATGCTGTGCTGGAGCGGCAAAAGCTCGCCAACCTGTTCACCCTTTTCATTACCCGCACAGGCATGGCAGGCGACCCGAGCATCAACCCCGTTACCGGAATGCCGTCGGAGTTCGACTCGAAAGGCGCACCGCTTGCCGCGCTGGAACCTGGAATCAGCCAGGAATTGCTGCCTGGAGAGGATGTCAAATTCAGCGATCCACCAGACGCCGGTGCCAATTACGCAGAATTCATGCGTCAGCAGCACCTGGGTGTAGCGGCAGGTCAGGGCACGCCATACGAACTGCTGACCGGCGATCTCAAGGACGTCTCAGACCGGACGCTGCGCGTCATCATCAACGAATTCCGCCGTCACTGCGAACAGCGCCAGTGGCAAATCGTCATCCCGCAATTCTGCCGCCCAATCCGCAACGCCTGGGCTGATGCAGCCGCCCTTGGCGGAATGCTCACATTGGCGCAAGCCGATGAGGCAAAAAACGTCACATGGTCGCCACAAGGATGGGCATACATCCATCCCACCCAGGACGTACAGGCCAAAATCATGGAAGTCTCCGCAGGATTCAAATCCCGCTCCCAGATCATCACCGAGCGCGGCGATGACCCCGACGAAATCGACCAGCAACGCGCCGCCGATGCCAAGCGAGAATCCAGTCTAAAACTCAACCAGAGCCAGAAGCCATGCACGTTGCCATGCGCATGAACATTTTCCAATTGGCGGCAATTTTCATAAATCGCCATCCTGCCAACATCGAAACGGAGTAACGCAATGCCACGAAAAAAATCATGGTTCCAGGTAAACGCATCAGCGCCGGGCGAAGCCGAAATCGCCGTGCGAGGACCCATCGGCGAATGGGGCGTCAGTGATGTCGACTTCATCAACGCCGTGGAATCGCTGGGCGAAATCGACGCGCTGACTGTACGCATCAACTCGCGTGGCGGAGACGTAGACCATGCCCTCAGCATCTTCAACGCGCTGAAATCCAACCCCGCCAACATCACCGTGCGCATTGACGGAGTGGCCATGTCAGCCGCCTCCATCATCGCCATGGCTGGCGACCAGATCATCATGCCGGCCAACACCATGATGATGATCCACAACCCGTGGACATTTGCTGCCGGGAACGCACAAGACCTGCGTCAGGCTGCCGACACGCTGGACAAATACACCACGCTGCTGATCTCTACATACACCGCACGCACAGGCAAGAGCGATGCAGAAATCCAGGCCATGCTCGACGAAGAAACCTTTATGACCGCCGCCGAAGCCGTCGAGCAAGGATTTGCCGATACGGTCGAAGCCATCGCCAAAGACCCTGCCGCCCAAGCCCGCGCATACGCCGCCGCCCTGGGTATCCCGGATGACGTGCTGGCACGCATGGCTGCCGCAGGCGAAGTAGAAAAATCTCCAGAAGAAAATCAGAAAGAAGAAAATCTTAGCGAAGAAAATCAGAAAGAAGAAACAGAAGAAACACAGCAAACACCAAGCCTGGCCGCGCAGATTCAAGCCCGCGCCACCCTGCTCGGAATCGAAGCCTACGCCGCCGACATAGCCCTGGACGAAAACCTGACCACCGTCGAATCCGCCTATGCGGCACTAGCCGATGCGCGCGAAATCGTCGACCTGTGCGCACTGGCATCCATGCCAGATCAGGCCGCTCCGCTTATCCGCCGTCGCGCCACGCTGGCTGAAGCGCGTAAAACGCTGACCGACGCACGCGCTGCCGCTGACGAATCACTCCGCACCGACGGGCACCCCCCGTCAGAGTCCTATAAACCGGCGCAAAGCAGCGCCGACGTATGGGCAAAAGTAATCCCCAACCGCCAGACCAAGGAGCAATAGAAATGGCAACTTTCACCGAAGCCCGGCGCACGGGCGAACATCTGATCTCGGAAGCGAACTATACCCGCAGCCGCGAAAACATCACCATCATCAGCGGCGCGGGCATTCTTGCGCCCGGAACCGTGCTGGGGAAAATTACCGCTTCTGGCAAATATTCGGCCTACAACAACGCCAACTCCGACGGAACCGAAGTCGCCGCAGCAGTGCTCTACGCCGCCGTCGATGCAACCTCCGCAGACGTTCCAGCAGTCGCGCATGTCCGCGACTGCGAAGTTGCAGAAATCCTCATGACCGGCCTCGACGCCGACGCCATTAAAGACCTCGCCGCCATCGGCGTAATCGTCCGCTAAGGAGACACACAAAATGCCATCGATGAACATATTCTCTGACGACGCGTTCAGCCTTGCCAGCCTGACATCAGCAGTCCAGAACATTCCTTACCAGCCTGGCCGTATCGGAGAATCCGGATTGTTCACGGAGAAATCAATCGCCACCCTGGATTCCTACATCGAGCAGGAAAATGGCGTTCTCTCGCTGCTTCCCGTAACTCAGCGCGGCGCACCGGCAACAGGCGCGCCAACCGCCCGTCGAGTCGCAAAATCGTTCCGTGTCCCGCAGATCAAGCAGGAGAAACCGCTTAACGCTGATGAAATCGTCGGCGTGCGCAGTTTCGGTAGCGAGACCGAACTCGAAACTGTTGCGAAAGTCGTGGCAAACCGCCTTGCGCCAATGAGCAACTCAATAGAATACACACTCGAATCGCATCGCCTTGCAGCCGTCATGGGAAATTATTACGACTCCACCGGCGCATCGAAAAGCCTGTTTGATGAGTTCGGCGTAACTCAGCAAACAGTTTCCATGGCACTGACTACATCCACCACCAAGGTGCGCCAGAAAGTCATGACCATGCTTGGAATGATCGAAGATGCCCTGGGCGGCTTGAGCTTCACCGGAGTTCGCGTTTTCTGCGGCAAGAACTTCTGGAATGAGCTGATCGAGCACGATGCGGTAAAGTCGACATTTCTCAATACGCAAATGGCGTCCGACCTGCGCGGCGATCCCCGCATGGAGCTCAACTTCGGCGGCGTGGTGTTCGAGCGCTACCGTGGAACCAGCGCCGTCAAGGTTGGCGACGATGACGCCTATGCCGTTCCGGAAGGCGTAGTAGACCTGTTCATCACCACCTTCGCGCCAGCGGATTATGTTGAAACAGTCGGCACGCTTGGCCTGCGCATGTACGCAAAGCAGTGGGGGGAAGAATCGGGCCGCAGTATACACCTCGAAGTGCAGAGCAACCCGCTCAACATCTGCACCCGTCCCAGCGCCGTCATCAAGCTGACCAAGGTTTGATCCATGTTCGCCGCCGCCGCCGCACGAATGAACGCATCCGTCATGGCCGCTCTTGGCCGCGATGATGTGTCCATTCGCGGTGACGGCTACGATGAATCCCCTCGCGGGATATTCGTTGCGCCATGGAGCGGAATTGCAATCGGCAACATGATGGTAGACCGCCCCGATCCGGTTCTCGTTGTGCTCACGCCGGATCTGGCAGAACTCGGTGGAGTAGACCCGCAACCGGGCGACCAGGCCGAAATTGGCGGCACCATTTACACCATCGTTTCGGCGAAGGATGTAGACGGATTCACCGAAATGACGCTGAGGCTCTATGTTTAATTTCAGCGGGAAAAACTACATCGGCAAGTCCAGCCAGATCAATGAAGCGCGCAAACCCAAGCCGCCCGCGTTGACAGGTATTTATTCCCGCATCGGAACCGGCCATATTGGCAAGCTGATGAACGCAGCAAAAAAACCAAGCAAGAGCGAAGAGTATGCAGAATCTTTTTGACGTCGAGCCGCTCATCATCGCACGAATCAAGGATGCCGTGCCTGGTTTGCGTACCGTGTCTAGCGTCTCTCTGCTGGCCTCTACTGCAGACATCGCGGCGTTGCTTCCCGCTGCATTCGTGCAGCCCATGGATGGAACTGTCAAATCATCCGCTGCCGCGCACTGCATGGAAAGCCAGTCCTGGCTGGTAACGGTATGCGTGTCGAATTTCCGCGACACCGACACCGAAACCACCGCCAGCAAGGCGGGAGAGCACGCCAGAAACATCATTGCTGCGCTCAACGGATGGCCGCCCAAAGGCACCGGGAAGCTCATGCAGTACGAAGGCCGTTCCGCGCCGTATTACGAACCCGGCTATGGAGAATTTCCGCTGCATTTCAGCATCGACGTTTTTGTGCACGGACAAGGATAGCATCAATGAAAGTCACCCTTCTAAAACCCCATACCCACGCCGGAACAGAACACCAGCCTGGCGAATCGCTCGATCTTGATACAGAACAGGCCGAGTGGCTGCGCGCTCAAGGCGTAGCCGCACCGGCAAAACCCGAACCCAAGAAATCCACTCAAGGAGAATGATCCATGCTTTCAACCGTAACCAGCCTGTTTTCCTCTCAAGGCGTCATCCAGCTCGGTGCGCGCGCTGCTGACGGCACTGTCAAAACCTTCGTCGACATCGGAAATGCGCCAAAAATCAGCGTATCCCTGAAAACCGACGTGGAAGAAATCAAGGAATCCTCTACCGGTCAGCGCCTGCTCATGGCGCGCCTGGAGAAAGGAAAATCTGCAGAAATCAGCATGGAGCTGCACAACTTCGACAAGCGCACCATCGAAGTGCTGTTGCGCGGCACGCAGACCCATGTCGTATCCGGAACCGTAACCGCAGAAGCGATGCAGAGCGGAATGGCTGTCGGCGACATTTACCGTACCGCCAAGCCATTCATCAGCACCGTAGTGATCAAGGACAGCGCCGTCGCGCCGGCAACGCTGGCATACGGAACGGATTACACCCTGGACGCCGATGCCGGACTGGTACGGCTGCTGAATGTCACCGGCTTCACCCAGCCGTTCAAGGTTGACTATTCCTATGCTGGCGCAGACGTGAATGCCATGTTCGTTACCGCGCAGCAGGAATACACCGTGTTTTTCAGCGGCGTCAACACGGCGAACGCCGACAAGCCAGTCCTGGTGGAACTCTATCGCACCATCTTCGATCCGGCAGAAAACATCGACTTCATTTCTGACAACGTCAACACGTTTACGCTCAAGGGATCCTTGCTGATCGACTCGACCAAGAGCGCAAGCGATCCCACGCTTGGCCAGTTCGGCCGCATCATGACCAAGACGCCTGTCTGATAAATCGTTTTTGGGAGGCGGCATGAAATTACCAAGAATGAGCGGCACGGCTGCATGGACGCTGCTGCTGTGCCTGATCGTATTCGCGATCGCGCCGCAGCAGCTCACCGTCGCCGCGTACAAGCTTTTACTCCTCACGCTGGCAGGCGTGGCCGGGTATTGGATAGACCGGGAGATTTTCCCCTACGCGCGTCCGGATATTTTCATGCACAGCCACAACAACGACATCCGTCTGGCCGCCGCGATGCTGCGCCGGTCGATCATCGTCGCAGCGTCCATGATCGCCGTGGGGCTGGGGTTATGAGATGGCTCGCATTCACAATCTTGTTGATTGCCGGCACGTGCGCGGCTTCTGTCCCTTTGGCAGCGCAGGCCTATCGAGCCCAGGTGATCCGCGCTGCCCGTGTCGTGTGGGGTCTGAATGCGCCTACGGCCACCTTTGCGAGCCAGATACACCAGGAGAGCGGGTGGCGCTCCGATGCGCAAAGTCCCTATGCAGACGGTTTGGCTCAATTTACCCCGGAGACGGCAACGTGGATTAGCGGCGCCTACCGGTCAGAACTTGGCGCGGCAGATCCGTGGAATCCATCATGGTCGATACAGGCACTGGTGCGGTATGACAAGCACCTCTATGACAAGCTCGCCGCCGCCACGCCCTGCGATCGCATGGCCATGGCGCTGTCAGCATACAACGGCGGCCTCGTCTGGGTAGTGCGCGACAAGGCCAAGGCCGCAGCAAACGGCGATTCAACGACCCGCTGGTGGGGACATGTAGAGCGCTACAACGCCGGGCGCAGCGCTGAGAATTTCCGCCAAAACCGCGATTACCCGCGCCGCATCCTGCTTATTCACGAGCCAACATACATCCATGCAGGATGGGGCAAGGGAGTATGCGCATGAACATCGATCACAGAAGTGCATTGATCGGCGCGATCCTGTCCCTATCCATCGTGGCCGCCGCGATCGGTTTCCTCGCCTGGTATTTCAAGGCGCCGGACATTCCGGCAGGCGTGACAGTAACGGCCAATCCAGCGCCGGAAATCAAGCACGAAGCGCCAACCGTCACCATCAAGCCGCAGGCGATAAAGGTCTATCGTCCCGCTGTCAAGCGCAGCCTGAAACTGCCTGAAACAATTGTGGAAGACGACAACCAGCACGTCATCGCATCCAGCAAGACGGCCAATGATGAGCACCCCCACACCATCACCACGACGATTGATGCGCAAACCGGAGACGTGCAGACATTCGACCGCACCGATCCGCTGCCGTGGGCAGCCGTCAACACGAAATCGGAGATCGGCATCTATTACGGCATGAAGCACGGCGAGCAGGCCGTTCGTATCGAGGGCCGTCAGGAACTGCTGCAGGTCAAGGCGCTGCACCTCGGTGCCATCGCCAGCGCTGACATGGTTCGCGGAAGCACGGATACTTTTGTCGGAATAGGCGCGTGGGCGAGGTGGTAAATGACATGGGCGAGAAGAAAGACCGACATGGGATCTGACGTTCGAAACGAAATTATGGAAGCCATCTCCGCCGATGGCGATGTGCCGCAGCGCACCATGCTCAAGCTCATGCTGATGGTGCTGGACGAAATCGGCGGAAAAATCGACGCGATCCTGCAGGACGAAACCAGCCTGCGCCACGCCGTGCTGAACGGCCACACCGAGCAGCATGAAGCTCACCACGATTGGATCGCTGCCCAGATGGAGTCCCAGGCGGCGAACAAGAAAAGCGCGCGCAATATCATCGAATCCATGGTGGAAAAAGTCCTGTATTCCGGTCTGGTCTTCATGGCCGGCGCGGTGGCAATGAAGGTATTGGGATAATAATGCCAGCCGCCACAAAAAATATCCTGCGCGACCTAGGCGAGACCAAGCCATGGCGTTTGGAATTACGTAACAACGATGTCGCAATAGACCTCACCGGGTGCCGAGCCGGCATGTCGCTCACCCCGAGATCAGGAGGCGCCGCGACGGAACTTTCAACCGATAACGGCGCAATTTCAGCGCTGGATGCCTCTGGTGTCATATCGGTATCCCTGTCCCACCCTCAATATGCCGCATTGCCCATAGGATCGTATTCGATGCGCCTGTGGATCGTCTGGTCTAACGGAGAACGCGAATACCTGTTGGTCGGTATGTGGAGCATCCGATGACCTGGCAGATCGTCGAAACAAATTCGTCAAAAACGCTGATCGAAGATGGCGTCGATTTTGTTCTGGTATCTGAAAATATCGTCCTGGTATCTGACATCGAGCAAGGACCACCAGGTCCTCAAGGTCCTCCAGGGCCAACAGGCGGGAATGCGCTGCAATACCCAGCCGGTGAAGCGCTCGGCGGACACCGCATGGTGGTGCTGGATGACACTGGAAAAGCCATCTATGCCGATAACACGGTGCTAAGCCACGCAAACAAGGTGCTTGGCATGACAATCGGGGCAGTCTCTATGGGGGATACTGCAACGATCCAGACTGGCGGGGAGATGACAGAACCATCTTGGTCGTGGGTGCTCGATACGCCTATCTGGCTATCGTCGTCAGGGATGCTGACGCAGGTTGCGCCGGTAACTGGATTCAGCCTGATAGTCGCATTCCCGATCACCGCAACAAAGGTGTTCATCAATTTACACGAACCAATATTTCTAAACTAGGAGAAGCATCATGGCTGGAAACAAATATATCCAAAACAATGCAGGCGTGTTGACTGAAGCTGTATCTATTCAAACATCAGGCGGTGCAGGAGACGCTGGAAAAATCCCAGCGCTCGATTCGTCGGGTAGACTCGACACCAGCATGATGCCGGTTGGTTCGGGTGTAGAAGCAGATGTCATTCCAGCATCCGAGAACCTGGCAGCGGGTAATCTGGTGAACATTTGGAATAACTCTGGTGCCGCAAATGCTAGAAAAGCCGATGCTACAACTGCAGGAAAAGAGGCCATGGGTTTTGTGCTGGCAGCCGTTACCGCACCTGCAAATGCTACCGTGTATCGCACATCGCAGAGCAACACGCAGATGTCTGGACTTACTCCGGGGGCAAAGTATTTCTTGGCAACGACAGCGGGTGGAGTTTCCGCAACAGCACCGTCAGGTTCAGGCAACGTAGTGCAGCCCGTGGGGGTTGCGATCAATGCGACTACGTTATCGTTCAACCCCGGAGACGTGATCGTTCTGGCCTAAATCATGGCGACAAAAAAACCACTGGCTAATTACGGTGGGACGGTGCAAGAACTGTCTGCCGGGGACACGATCCCCGGCTCGTACATCTCCAACGGTTGGCAGATCAAGACGGCTAACTATACAGCCGTATCCGGCGACAGAATTGTAGCAGACACGTCCGGCGGCGCATTTACGGTCACTCTCCCCGCCTCGCCTTCGGCTGGGAACTATGTTGAGTTTGCTGACGGTGGCGGTGCGTTAGGGACGAAAAACCTAACAATCAGTCGGAATGGCGGCACCATCATGGGCCTTTCAGAGGACATGACGCTATCCACCAACAACGTCAGCGTTGGCCTTGTCTACAACGGAACGACCTGGAGAATCTACTGATGAGCGACCTGAAGCAATTTCTTAATACCAGTATCGGTCGTCGGTCGGTTATGTATGTACGGAGTAGCCAGACTATTACCGCACTATTTTCTGGGATGTATCGTATTACAGCAATTGGAGCTGGCGGGTCTGGCGCGGCAAAGTCAGCAGCTAGTCCTTGTGCTGCCTCTGGTGGTGCGGCTGGCGGAACGTGCATCAAGGAAATGTATATCGCGGCAGGGACATCAATCGTCTGCACGATTGGGGCTGGCGGTGCGGCTGTCCTTCCCGGTGCTGGTGGTGCGGCGAACGGCAATGCAGGGGGAAATACAACAGTTGTTATTGGTTCTACAACTTTGACGGCAACTGGCGGCGGCGGCGGACTACAAGCTGCTGGCACAGTTTCAGGCGCTTCTGGCGGCACGGCTTCTGGCGGCGACCTGAACCTAACAGGCGGGGGCAGCGGCGCAGTTACTGTATCCGGCACTGGCGCAACGGGCGGCGGAGCGGTGAATGTAGGATTTGGTGCTTTTGCCAGTGGAAGTGTTGGAACCAGTGGATATACGAGCGGTGGTGCAGCCCCATTAGCGGCTTCAATAGCTGCTTCGAATGGTGGAGGAGCCGGTGCCGGCGGCAGCAATAGTGGTTCCGCTGGTGGTCAGAATCTACTTGGTGCAACAGGCTATCCTTCAGCATCAATAGCTTTTATCGCAATTCCTATATTCGGCGCCGGTGGCTCCGGCTCCAGCACCGGAGGCGCTGGCAGTGATGGTGGCGGTGGTGGCAGCGGAACCGCCACCGGAGGCGCTGGCGGATTTGGTGGCGGCGGAGGAGCTGGTAGTTCCACCGCCTCTGCAGCCGTCATCGCTGGCGGTGGCGGCAGAGGAGCTGGCGGCGGCGGATGCTTCAATGCTAGTGCTTCCTACGCTGCAACCTCCGGCGCTGGCGGCCCTGGCATAGTAATTTTGGAGTATTAAAATGCGATACGAAATCCTTGATGCAGCAAACGGTAATGTAGTCAATACAATTGATGCCAGCGAAGATTTCTGCGCCGCGTACTATCCATTTTATAGACTGGTCGAAGAACCCATTGTGGCTACTCCGAGTATTCGCACGCTAACCAAACTAGCATACATGAACCGCTTTACAGATGCGGAACTCGCTGCAATTTATACGGTAGCCAAATCTAATGTTCAGGTTGAAGTTTGGCTGGATAAGTTCAAGCTCGCAGAGGAAATAAACCTTGATGATTCCGCAACAATTGCGGGAGTGCAGGCGCTGGAAGCTGCTGGACTGCTTGCCGCCGGTCGTTCAGCCGAGATTCTTGCGTAAGTAAACATGGTTATTAAGCAACGACTTCTTAATCTACTCATCGCTGTCGATCAGTTACTATTGGTTACTCTAACGCTTGGTGAGGGTATGCCTGATGAAACTATTAGTGCGGCGTTATACCGCATGGAGCGTGAGGGAAGACCGTCTGGAAAGCTGTTGCGGCCCTTGGTTGACGTGCTGTTTAGCCCGTTTGAGCACGATCACTGTAAATTGAGCTTTGAGTCAGAGTTACGTGGTACACAACTACCGCCGGAGTATCGGCAATGACAGAATTACAGCATTGGAGTAATAAAAAATGCACGAACTCGAAACCCTGATCCCGCAGCCAGTCGAAATCGAAGTCGGCGGGGAAACGATCACGATCAAACCCGTCACCATGCGCAATCTGCAGCCTGCCATCAAGGCCGCGCTGCCGATTATCCTGGCGCTCAAATCCGGCGATCTGGACATCGAGGGGCTCAAGTCGCTTAACATTTTCGCATGGGTGGCAGCCTATGCGAAATACGGCGATGCGCTGCTTGAAATGGTGTCGTACATGACAGGGATCGCGCATGACGATCTGTTGGAATGCGCTCCGGACGAGGTGATCCTGGCGGCCTCGGCGGCAATCAGGGCGAACCTGGATTTTTTCGCATCATTGGCGCGCCGGACACGGGCCGCGCCAATGACGGAGCAGGTCAAGACTGGGCAGAAGCCTTCCAGCGTCTGATCGGCGCCGGACATAGATACGACGCGATTCTGGATTACACCCTGGGCCAGTTCCATGCCTTCGGCGCGGCGGCGGTAAAGCTGGAAAACGAGCGTCTGCGCAGCCTGCTGATGGTAGTTAAGGTTGGTGCGAACGGGGGTAAAGAGAGTTACGAGAAAATGATGCAGGCGTTGGGGGCGAAATGAACGATCTTGAATTAAATATCAAGCTGAAACTGGCAGCGGAACAGTTAGTTTCTGATTTGACTCGCGTCACTACGCAATTCGAGCAGTCTATGGTCGGCATGAAGGATGCTGCCGAATCCGCAGGCGGCACCGGAGAGTCTTTCAGTAAAATTGGCACCAGCGCTTCGGAAGCAACCTCGGGAGTCGCCGGACTTAGCGTCAGTTTAGGTCAACTGGGAGCAGCACTGTCGGGCATAGCCGCTTCCGTCGGTGTTGTCGCTCTGCTCAAATCGTTGGTGGAATCCGGCATCAACTACAACGCCACGCTCGAAACCTCGAAGATGGGCATCACCAGCCTGATCGCGGCGCAGTCTGACCTGACAGATTCACAGGGCAAGCTGTTGACCGGCACCGAGGCGTTAGACGCCGCGCAGGCCCTGGCGGAAGGCCAGATGCAGAAGCTAAAAATTGCGGGACTGCAAACATCGGCGACCTTCCAGCAATTGGCCGAGGCCTACCAGGTAGCTGTAGGAGCCGGTCTTGGCGCCGGTCTCAATTTGGATCAGATCCGCACCCTCACCGTTCAAATCACTCAAGCGGCTGGAGCCCTGGGCGTCCCGATGTACCAGATCAACCAGGAAGTGCAATCTATCCTGGCCGGCACCATCGATTTTAATTCGCGCGTAGCAAAGTCGCTGGGCATCAGCAACGAAATGATGGTCACATGGAAAGCTCAGGGCGTCCTGGCCGACGAATTGAACAAGCGGCTGGCTACGTTCTCCGAAATGGGCGCGCGCATCGCCGATACCTGGGTGGCTGCTAAATCCAATATGGTAGAGGTCCGGGATACCCTCATGGGCATCGCCACGGAGGGGATGTTCGATAATCTGAAGAAGTCCATTAATGATGCCATCGGACAATTGATCGATGTTTCCAAGGGGACCATCAGGAGCGACCTGAATGCTTTGGTCAGCAATATGTCCACGGCTTTTAGCGCGATTGGTAAAGAAATCGGGAGCTGGATCACCGGATTCGTGGATGGACTCAAGGATGCATCTGCCTGGCTGGAAAAGAATCAGGGCTATGTCAACGAGACCGCCGAGTCGTTCAAGCTGCTGTGGGATCAGGTTAAGGGACTGGTAGGAGAGTTGCTTGGTGCTGCGGGCGCGGTTGGTTCTGTGGATGCCCAAACCGGCACGCTGGCCAAGACGATGCAGGTGGTTGCCGTATTCGTGGGCTATGTGCGTGATGGCGTTGATGCGCTAAAAATATCTTTCTCACTATTCGCCAGTAGCACTGCCGGGTTAATCGAGTCCCTAGTCAGAGGCATGGCTGTGCTCACGTTCGGCAAAGCCAGGGATGAGTTGCTCTCCGTTGCTGATAGTCTGCATGCGGCAGCTCAAGTGAATTTCGACAATGCAACCGAATCAATTGATAACTTCGCTTCCAAAGGGGCTGAAGCTGGTGCGGAGTTGGCCAAGCTGAACGCAGAGGTTGAAAAGGCAGGGAAGAGTGATGGTTTCAAGGCCATGCAAGACGATATCTCCGCATTCAATGAGAAGTTGGCGAGCGGGCAATACACCCAACAACAACTCCTGGACCTGGCCGGCCAGCTCCAGGTCAAGTTCAATGCGATGGGAAGAGACGGCGCCGCCAGCATGGCAGAGGTCGAGCTGGCGGTTAAATCGCTAGATACAGGTGTGACCGCCGTTCAGAAAAGCTCCATGGCAATGGATGCTGCGTTAAAAGATCTGAAAGTAGATACCGGGCATCTTTCCGGCGGCGTCAGTACCTTCGCCATCGAGTCAGTCAACGAATTCGCCAAGGTAGCATCCGCAGCGGGTGCCACAGGGTCAACCATATCAGCCGCATTCAATAATGCGCTAGGCCAGACTAAATTCAAGGAAGACGTTGACGCTCTTGTGGCTGATCTCAATAAAGCCAACGCTGCCGGGAAACTCACCAGTCAGGAATTCGCGTTGGCAATGGCTGGGGCTATGGCCAAAATACAAGAGTTTTCAGGTGATGTTGGAACCGAATTCTCTAAGGCTTACAGTGATGCCGCTATCTCGCTGCACAATATAGAAAATGATGCAAAGGCTACCGCAGGACAAGTACAGACGGCCTTCAATAAGCTGATCGACGAGGCCAAGACTAAACAGGAAGCCGAAGCGCTTAAAGCGGAATTCGATCTGCTCAAGAATTCCGGAAAACTTTCGGCAGCGGAAATAAAAGACGAATACACCCGCCTGCAAGACAAATTGCGCGAAACTGCCGGCCAGATAGACGGATCGCTGGGTGACGCCTTCAAGCGCATGGGCGCGAAATCCGCCGAGGCCATGAACGCGGCTTTCGCTCAGATGGTAGATGATTTCAATCGCATCAAGGCATCCGGCATCGCCTCCGCAGAAGGCATCGACGCCGCTTACCAGAAAATAAAATCCTCATTGGCCTCCAGCATCCAGGCCATGACCACCGCCAGCCGCGAAGCGCTGCAAGCAGCAAAAGACCACACTACCGCAATACAGGCTGGCGTGGATGCAATAAAGGCGGAAGCCTCTGCCATATCAGCTTCGGCCAACGCGCAGAAAGCAGACGCGGAATACGCGAAGGCCAGCGACGAGGCCATGAAATCCGGCAGCGCATCGGCGCGCGCAAAGGCCGACGCGCTCGGCGTGGCGGCGCAGGCCGCCCACGCAGCGGCGGATGCGGCCCAGGCAGACGCGACAGCATCTCGGGCAGCAGCGGAAGCGGCAAAAGCCGAGGAAGCGGCAAAGATCGCGCTGGCAGCCGCTGCCGCAAACCCGACCGAGGCGACCAAACAGGCCGCTGCAGCCGCGCAGGACTACGCCAACCAGACCGCGCGCGGAGCGGAAGAGGCGAGACAGGCGGCAGCGCAGGCGCAAGCCGTGGCGGCGGGTATGGCATCCGCCGCCAGCGAGGCGTCCGCCATGGCGTCATCCGTAACCGATGCTGCCGTGGCGATGGACCATTATGCAAGCAACGCTGCCAAGGATGCTCAGTTTTTCGCTGCCGTTGCCGAGAATGAAAACGCGGCATGGAGAAAAACCTTCGCATCCGTACAGGACTACATAAAACAGATCAAAGACGCCGGGCGGGATACCGCTGGCATTGAAGATGAAGTGAAAGCCATTGGATACGGCTGGAGGGGAACCGGGAGGCTTGCCACGGAGGCCATGCAGGAACTTGAGCGTAATCTGCAAGAAACAGCCGAAAGAATCAAGCGCAACGAAGAAGCAACCAGGTCATGGGCATCCGCCATGGACGGCCTGCGCGGCGCCGCGGCCAGTCTCAAGGACGAACTGGACCGCGCGCTCGGCAATGACAAGGCCATCGAAGATCGGGCCTATGAGGAAAAAAAGAGGCAGTTGGACGATCAATTAAAGGCCGCGCAAGATGCAGCCAGGGTAAAGAATGACGCCAATCTGGCAAATGAAGCCGAGGCGCAATATCAGCAAGCCATAAACGACCTCAACCAGCTGCACGCCATAAAACTCAAGGAAATAGAGGATTCTGCGAAAGCAAAGTCCATTGCGGATGAGAAGAACCATCAGGACGAACTGGCTCGCATCGCCAGCGAAAAGGCCGCGCGCGACCAGACCGCCGATTTATTGCAGCGTGTCAGTTCCCCTGGCTACCAAAATACCAGCAGCGCAATCGCGCAAGACGTGGCCGGCTCTGGCTGGACATCTCCGATAGCGTCGAGCGGGACGGTCAACAATACGCTGAATATATCCACCAACGGAACACTATCCGAAGAGACCATCAGGCGCGAGATTGCGCCGGTTCTGACCAAAATGATGAACGGATCACGATAAATGACCTCTACCCAACGCTTTCTCGCAAACGACCGCAATGTCCTGCTCAACGCCACGCTCGCCGCCACCAATGTAGCTACCATCACCGATGCCGTGCTGGAACGCCCGAGGGTGCGCAGCGGCTCTGCTCGCGTGTCCCTGTCCGGGGCTTATACCGGGTTCGAGGAGTCGGATTACGAAATCGAAATCATAGATACTGCCGTCACCACGCCACTTATCAGCCAGCCGGTTTTCTCAGGCGCTGGGACGGGCGCGATATCCGGTATCGCCTACACCGGAACCGCGCAGGCTTTTACCGTAAAACTCGCCGATCTCGGACAGGTATTAACGGCTGCCGGAACCGACATCGAGGGCGCATCGCTCGTGGCCAGGGAATCCGGCGCTGCCGGTAACCTGATCCACCTATCTGTAGACCAGTCCGGACTGGTATTCGCCAATACCGATTACAGCCTGATCGCGGACATCAAGCAGGGAACGGATGGTATCGAAGGCCCGCAATATGATTGGGACACCAAGGTCATGGGCGCTGATGGGCAGATACCGGCGGATGCGAACCGCCTGGTGCTGGGAGACGACACCAGCACGGTTTACCGCCAGTACAAGAAGTACCAGGACGGCAAGTGGCTGTATCACTTCGAACCACAACTCAAAAACGATTTCCCCGCCGGCTCGCGCGTCCGGTTCGTGACTGGCAGCAGAACGGTGACGATTTCAAACGGCATGGCCACCGAGACTTATACCGGCATTGTCACCCTCTACGATCTGCTCTCCGCGATCCAGACCACTTCCGCACTTATCAAGGTGGGCGGCATCGTTGCCAACGATCGCTCTCCAGGCGGCATGGAAGCCAGGGACCTGACTACCCGCACCGATGCGCATTGCCTGCCGTCCAGCGGCAAAGGCAGCGCCTCGGCGGTCGGTTTTATAAACTGCGCCGCGCAGCCCACCGCTTATACCGAGCTGGTGGAGGCGAAATGTTGGGCCGTGTCTAGCAAGGATAACCCGGATGCCGGGGTAGGGCGCGAGTTGTGGCAGGTTAAGGGATCAGTCTCCGGCATCGTGGCCACCGCGCTTAAAACCGGAACGCCGCTCAACACCGACCGCTTCTCGCTCACCATTCCTACCAAGCTACCTGACGGATTCGGCGTGCAGCGCGGGCGATTCTCGCAGACCGATATATCCTACCAATCAAGAGACAAGACAAAGGACGAAATCGAGCCGCCCATCTGTATCAAGCAGAGCCTGGCGCTGGGGCCAGAAGCCGTTGACCAAACCCTGACGTTGACCTATAAGGCTCGCCCCGTCGATGGCGGATGCAGCTGCGAAGATATGTCTGTTCCTGATTTGAGCGGTAAAAAATGCCTCACTGGGAAATTTGATTTAACCACAAATGGAGAATCTACTATGACGCCTGCTCAACTGTCCCGGTTATCGCGCTTAGGGGCGTGGTATCGGGATGTGGTGGCGAGCAACACCACTATCAATTCCGATGGTGAATTGCGTAGCGCCAAATTTGATATTGAACTGTTTACCAAGGCGCGGGATGCCTTCGAGACTTGCCTAACGGATATTTACGGAAACCAGGGAACGCTACATTTTAGCGCATGGACTCCGAATACTGCCGTGGTGCAGTACGACATGATCGAGATTAATGGCAAAGTGCTGATGGCAAAAAATGATGGCACAACCGGCGCAACCATGCCGGTATGGCACTATTCATCGATCGGAGACACCACCAGTGATAACAACGTCACCTGGGAATTCATCACACCGATTGCCGAATTTCTTTGGGATAGCGCGCTGGCCAATCTTAAGATCGATGCTCAGGTGTTGGCGGCACTATCGACAGATACATTGGAGCCAGGTACTGAAATCGGAAATAGCTCAACTGTAGCAGCCGGAGACATCGTGCGGATACCTGGCAGTGCAATGAGATATAAAATGTTGGAAGGCGGCACGTTTGATGGGTTAGGCGGTATTACTACTAATGCTATGACTGGACGTTCTGGAGAGGTTGTTGGCCTATTTGGTTACAATGGAGTAACCAAGTTGCTAGCCGTTGCGTTAGACAGTCCGGAATCTATTTCATCCATTGATGATATCGATGCTCCAAACTATACATCTGGCGGCATAACCGGAGCCATAGACGATTTTGTGAACCGTTACCAATCCAGCATGGACGCCGTTCGCGCGGCTGCGGGCATAACAAAAAAAGCTGACGCCAGCAACGTCTCCGGGGACGGATGCTGGCGTGACATCGGAGACGCCTACTGGTGGGAGATCACCGGATCGGTAGGCGGCGAATATGCCCCGGCCTTCAACAACACACCCTACTTTTCGAGCCGCAGCACATGCGCTAAAAAGTATTTCTCTACGCATGAGTTTGCTTTTGAGATCAATGTGAAATGCCCCGAAAAACTCAAGGATGGCGACAAGATAACTCTTTCCATCGGGGACGCGGGTTGGCCGTCAACCTATCAGGTGGGCGACACGCTATACCTGCCTGTCATCGCCGCGCAAGACCTTTATCTGGCGGGAGGAAAAGATGGCGACAACATCCAGACCTGGCACGTGGACGGCAGCGTGACCGGTGCTTTACCGCCCTACCTGCTCGATCTCGATTCCCCTCTACCCTACAACCATTCTGGCCTGCAACTCCAGATTAACCCCGGCGGGATTCCATTCGAGGCCGGGGACACGTTCAGATTCACGGTAGAGGGCGGTCACTACCGCTGGCGCAAGGATTCCGGGGCCTGGAGCGCTTCCGCTGCGATCCCCGACTCCGCCGTGGCGCTTTCCGATGGCCTGTCGGCCACCTTCGCCACTGGCGCATCTCCCAGCTTCTCCGCTGGCGACATTTACAGTTTCAGGGCGTTGCAACCTTTTGCGCTGTCCAACGCCGTAAACCCTGACGTGGAAAGCTGGAAATGGAGCGGCGCAACCGCGACCATGACTGCCAACCTGGGCGGCGTCAAAACCATAGACTGCGCCGCGCTTTCCTTTCACACCCTGCCGCCTGGCGCTACCGTCACATTGTACGGCGGCGCGGATGGTGTTACATGGGACTGGTCCGAACCCATCACCTGGCGCGTCGGCGTCATGGCAAAGCTGTTCACGGCGCATGACGCCACGTTCATCAAATTCGAGATCGCCGACGCCACCGGCGGCGCCATCGGATGGGCCTGGGCCGGGCAGGCACTCTCCACCGCGTACAGCGCGGAATGCCTGCTGCGCCGCGATTACTCGGTCGAGCGCGGGTCTGGTCTCAATCCGTCGGCGGCATTCCTGGGTGCCACCCGATCGGGCGAAATCGAATGGCAGCAAGGTATCCTCACCGATACCGACCTGCCCGGACTCATGTCCATGCTCGATCACCTGAAAACCAACGACGACGAACCCATGATCCTGATCCCGCAATCCACCCGGCCCGAAGAGGCTTACCCGGTGCGCGTGCTGATAGACTCGGTGGATATGCCGGAGGACGGCGGCTATCAGCCCAACAGCGGTAATGATCGGCGTTATGGCCTCAAGCTGTCACTGAAAGGCGTGGTGGCGTAAATGGACTACCCGGTTCTCGCCATCGAACTGGACGGCTGCTGGCTGCGATTTCACCGCCAGGGCACGGCGGTAAGTGGCGCATCCTACCCGCTGCTGGCCGAAATCGGCACCCTGCGCAGTAACGCCCGCGCTGCGCACCTGGAAGGCATCGGCGCGGGCGAAGCGCCCAACATCAGCGTCTCTCTGAATAATCCCAAACGCCGCGCCTCCGACCTGATCGGTATGCCGCTGCGCCGCCGCGCCCGCGTGGAGCAAGGCACGGAAATATTGTTCGACGGCATTGTGTCTGCCATCTCATACGGCAACACCATGACGCTGGAGGTGTCGGCGTGAACCTCCTGCTATACGAAGACCTGCCGCTGCGCACCAGCGCCGCCCTAGGCGACTATACCGAGGACGCCATTCTCCCGGTGGTATATGGCGACCTGTCCCAATCCGCCGTACCGCTTGTCAAACTCTCCGAAACCGAATACCTCGCCGCCGATCACCCGGCCACCGTCACGGCGGTCTACGTCAATGAACAGGAGACAAAAGGCTGGGATTTCTGCACGCAAACCGACATCACGGGGCAATCCTACTGCAAGGTGACGCTGGCCGCGCCGCCAGAAAAAGGGGCAACAATCACTGCGTCGATGCGCGGCAAGCGCAACGCCATTACTGGCGCGTTGATCGAGCACCCGGCAGACATCCTGCAAGACCTGCTGGCATTGGCCGGAAAGACATGGGACTTATCGCGTCTCAAAATGGAGCTTCCGGGGGTCAGGATCGCCGGGCGTCTCGACAAGGCGCAATCGGTTCGCTCCTGGATGGACGAAATCGCGAAATCATGCGGAGTAGTATGGGCCGAGAGATTTGCCGCCGCTTACCCGTACAGCACAGGCGTGCACGTGACCGAGCTGAATGTGAAAAACTGCCAGATCAGCAGCATCAGTGCCAGCATCCAGGATGCAGCAGACCGTCTCCAGATCGCCTTCGACTACCATGCGGCCAAGGGCGCATTCGCGCAATATATGGAGTTATCCGCCAAATCCAGCCCCTTCGGCATGTCCGGTGCGCCAATGGCTAAACTCGAAGCCCCCTGGTTGCGCCAACCAGCAGACGCGCTCGCGCTCGGTAAACGCCTGCTCACCCGCCTCGCCGGGCAGCGCGCGGCCATCACGCTCGATACCGGGACGGTGCTTAACGTCGGCGATTGGTTCGGTATCAGCCACCCGTCTCTGCCAGTGTCCGGTACGCTCTCCATGATGGCACTATCGCTCGAAACGTCCCCCGGGAAGCCAGACCGCAGGATCGGGGGAGAAATCTACTGGGGAGAAGCGCCCACCATCACCCTGGATCACCATGCACGCGCTATCCGGCCCAAGGCGGAGGGAGGTGTTGACGTGGCATTCAAGAACGGTATTGCCACATTCACCATCCTTGGCCCGGACGGCAAGCCGCTGCCCAATGCGTTGGTGGCCATGGATAACGGCGCGCCGAAAAAGACCAATGCTCAAGGTAAAGTCAGCTTCGAAGCAAATTCCGGCGCACATACCATCGCGGTGGAAGCCGATGGATATGTTCCGTTCACATTTGAGGTGACACTATGAGCCGTTACGGCGTAACGTACAAGCCCGGCGGTGCCATTACCAAACCGCTGGACTTGACGTTGAAAATGCAGCGCGAAATCCAGCCCATTGCTTGCAAGACCTGTACGCCAAAGCCGACAGGTCTGTTTTGGCAAAATCCGGCAAATGGATTATTTGAGTATACCGTGTCCCTGGCCGCAACCGATGTCAATGGATATAACCCGTTACTTCCATTATTCCTAGCGGCTCGTCTTGAGGGAGAGTTGTGCAATCGACAAAACGATGTGGTCTTAAAATCGACTTGGGTATGTAGTATTTCAGAGGATCCGATCAATGGCCCGAGTGTCTGGACAGCAGGAAATTTGATTATTGTCTATTTTACTCAACCCAACTTGCTTTACCCCGGCGTGCTGACCGTTACCTCCTCACTTGATGGGGTGATAACTGACGCATACCCAATCAAGCTGGTAGTAACGGCTAGCGGAGGATACTACTGATGCATCCCATCGACTGCCATATCCTACTGGACCCGCATCGCGAGAGATTTCATGCCGGGTGTCTGGATTCCCTGAAAAACGAACCGGTCAATGTTTACACGTTACCGTCGACTGCCGGAGACATAGCGCAAGGTCGCATCGCCGGTTTCAGCTTGGGCAGTTCGCCCTATTTGACATTTGTAGATGACGACGACGAGCTGCATCCAGGCGCTTACCAGGCATGCCTCGATGCGCTGGAAGCAGCGCCGAATACGATAGGTGCTTTTTCCGACGAGGTGCTTATCGATGTAGACGGAAATATCACCGGTCCTGGTCGTTCAACCGGTCTGGACTGGACATTCGCACGCCAGCTAACGCTTATGCCATTCATCCATCATGGTGTCGTTATGCGCAGAGCAGCAGTAATGCAGCTACTCCCTGAGTTGGAGCGCTGGCATAAATATCCTGAACAGGTGTTGTTCGGACTGCTTGCCCAGATCGGTAACTGGGTTCATGTCCCGATTCCAGGGTATAGGTGGCGGCGTCATGATAATCAGGTCACTCACACGAGCAACCAAGAGGCGGGTGAGGTTATCAAATTTCTGGCGGGATTTATTCCGGGCAGAGAAATTTAGAGGCGCTGCGTTCCACAAAATATATCAGTCCCATTTATCGCGCAAATGGAATGCCAATTATCACGCGCCGCTACAGTAGGCATCGGCTCCGGCGTCGTTACCGTCCAACTGCACGGCGGCGGCCTGATCCAGGCACGCTGCAACGCATCCATCAACCAAATGGTGTTCGTGCGCGACGACGTCATCGAAGGCATCGCGCCCAGCCTGACGCTGGAGATCATAGAAATCTAGGGTTGTTTTATTTTTATCCTGAATAACTCCCAGAATGCCGGATGCATCTTTCGATCACCGGCTTCCCACTGCTGCCAACATCGGCATGTGGTAAAAACCAGCCCTGCCGCAGCAGTTTGAGAAATCCGCGCAGCTTCGCGCGCGGAACGAATCTCCGTCGGGTCCGGGTTCAGTGTCTTTTTTTCATCTGCCATATGTAGGCATCCCAGGCTTCTCTGGCGAGGCGTTGTGCATGCCTGACCATGTTCATAAACGGCATACATTACTACTTTGCCACCTTAACCGATTCCTCGGTACCCGTTGCAGCAGTGACTAGAGCGTTATGCACTCGCCGGCTGGTATCTTCACTGTCTGTCTCAATCCATGCGCCAAAGGCATGTACCATTGCAGCAAAAGACTTGCCATCAAGGATTTCGCCAGACTTACCCCTGAGCAAAACGCCCATGCCATAGCTGCTTGACGGATGATCGGCAGTCCACCTGAGAGTCTCGGGAGACATTTGGCGAAGCCCCATGCGCTTAATCGCGGCGATGGACTCGCCCGGAAAATAGAGTTTGATTTTCATGCGGACCTCACAAAATGCCGCCCCGTAGGGCGGCTAAGAGATTTACTCGGCAGACCCGAAAGCTTCGTCAAGAGCCTGATTCACGTTCGCGGCGTGGTCTTCCAGGTCAACACTTCCTGCTGCGTGGATAACCGCGTAAACCGTTTCAAAGCCGCGCTCATGAACCAGCTCATGGATACGGTCCTCCAATGACTGATTAGCAGTAACAATGGTATCCCACCAGTGAAATGTCTCTTGGTCGCAAACATAAGCATCACGATCTTCGTCCCACTCGAACCGGCCGTCGATCAATGCTCCTGCGTTGCCGATGAAGTCATAGATATAGTCAACCCCAGATTTAGGGTCAATGATTGAAAGGGTTTCAACTGCGGAAGTTTCTTTGATGATGATTTTCATGGCTTCTCTCCTGCACCAAGTTCGGCGGTGCGCCCGTTGGGCTTTGTGCCCGATCCGATTTCCTCAATGGTTTTATAATACGCGCGTTGTTCGTATATGTCAACAACTATTTCAACAACCTCCTCACACGACAAACCAGCGTGGTGCCGAATCAATTCGGCAGCTTTTCGGCAGCCATGCTTGCAGATCGTTGTTTCATGCGGTATAAAGCGGGTTCGAATCCCGCCCTCTCCGCCACTAACTAATTGATTTGTATGGTTATATAAATCAAACAATGCCGAATTATTGGCGCTAATTAGCCTACGTTCGGCAGCTTTTCGGCAGCTTTTTTGCCGAACATTTCAACCGCTTTTCCGCCAGCGTTCGGTGTCGCTTCCGGTATCCAGCGACCGTAAATCCTGAAAATCATCGCGGTATCCGAGTGCCCCATCTGCTGGGCAAGCCAGATCGGTGATTCTCCGGCGGTCAGCATCATGCTGGCGTAGGTGTGGCGTGTCTGGTACTGCCTGCGGTAGAGCACGCCGGATTTTCTCAGCGCTGGAACCCAGGCGCTGTGCCGGATTGGCTGGTCGCCTGTCCATGGCTGGCCTGTTCGCGGATTGAGAAATACGGCGCCGCCGGCCAGGAAGCTGTGGGCTTTTTGCGCGATTAGCGCGTCCATGGCCGGGGCAAGTATTTTTACGTCACGGGTGCCTTTTCTGGTTTTCGTTCCTTCCGACTCGTCTGCGGCTTGCGTCTTTGCGCGGCTGACCCTGACAATTCCGCGAATCCAGTCTATGTCGCTCCATTCCAGAGCCGCCAGCTCAGAGGTTCGCAATCCCGACCAGAAGGCGAACTGGAACAGGTTGCGGTGCTGCGGATCGCGGCAGGCGTCTAGGATCAGTTCCTGTTCTTCCTTGGTGAATGGGTCAACATCATCTGCTGGCTTGGGCGCTTCCTTGCGGGCGAATTTCCAGCCGTAAAGCGGATTGGTTTCGATCAGTTCGTCTTCAAGCGCGTCCTGCAATGCGGTGCGTAGCACGCTCTGCACGTTTGCCAGGCGCTTGTTGCCTGCGTTCTGGACTTCGCACCAGGCGCGGATGTCTGCGCGCTTTAGATCGGACAGGTAGATTCTTCCCAGCGCCGGGATGAGTGTGTTGGTGACGATTTTTCGATAGTCGTCCCAGGTGCTGCTCTTGAGGTGCTGGCGCTGGCGTTCGAGCCATGTTTCCAGCCATGTTTCCAGCGCGTAGCCTGCGCCTTTGCGTTCAGCGAAGAGGAAGCGTCTGGGAGATTCAGGGAATGTGACGGCATAATCGAATGTTCCGCGCTCGATGGCGTGCAGGATGGCGGCGCGGTGCTGCTCGGCGCGTTTCAGATTCGCAGGGGTGGGGGCGAGCTTGAGGCGCTCGCGGCAGCGGATGCCTTTGAGTTCGAAGTCGATCTGGATGCTGCTTTTCGAGACGGCGCGCACGCCAGTCCGTTGCCGTTTTCCACCCACTGGTGATAGCCCTCGATGTCGATCAACACATGCCCATCCGGCGCCCTGCGCCAGACACGGCCTTCCATCCACACGCCGTCGCGTATTTTGCCGCGAATGGCGTGCTCAGTATAGCCACTCTCAGCGGCAAACTGAATGATGGTTTTATAGCGCAGCATCAGCCGGTCCGTACTGGTGAGTTTTCACAACAGCCCATCTTTCACAGGATTCATGCTTATTCAACCTACTCATCTGGGAACCCTGTTTCTTCAATAGTTGCGTGAGTTAGCGGGCGCATCCAGCCAGTCAATGCTTCGGAGTTTTTCGCAATCAGATCGTCCTGGTTCGCCAGGTAGTAGTCAGCGAGTTTTCGCGCCAGATCCTCATCATCCATATCGAAAACATCTGCTATTCCGTGGCGCACCTAGCTCACGGGCCATCCGGTAACGGCATCCAGTGAGTAGGTGCAGTTTCCAACGAACAATACAAAATGTTGCAGCCAATCCAACCATATCGTCGGGTGTGGATGGCACGCAGAATTTCTGCGCCACATGCTACCAGCACAGGCTTTCCGCTTTCAGGCAATCTGTCGGTTACTGGTGTCCAGGCGCGAAGCATACGTAGCCTATTTATTTCGTCCATTGCCTCGTCGGGTGTCACTCGCCGACCGTCGGCGTGCCGAATTGCCCAGCACGGTAATGATCTGTCGTTTGCTTCTGGATGTTCGTTACAATTTGCTAAGTGCATCATTATCATTCGTCCCACATATCGAGGTCTCTGCACACTGCGTCCATGCCCGGCCTCGCCCTGTAAACGCAAATTTCGCCTTCGTGTATTCCTATAACTTTCCTGTATTCCTGTCCGGGCAGAATTTGCCACTTGTTAACTTCTGCTGCCTCAACAATCAGCCGCTGGTCGCTTGTCTCACATTCGTTAACGGTGTATCCGGCACGAAGCCACTGTTCGCACGCATCGCATCGGTAATGCTTTTTCGCCGTCACAATTTTGTCGGTAAAAATACGTTCCATTTCAATCTCAGTGTTAGTCAAAAGACATGAGTGAGAGGGCGATTGCCGGCTTTTGCTCGGTCTTCCGGTTGGCTTACGTTCCTGCAGCATGGACTGCGCGTGCGCTGCTGACTACCAGTGATCTTGCGGTGCCACCCGCATCACTCGTCTGCTTTGCCTGTGCGTGGCCGTGGTGCCCAATTACAATCACCCTCTCACTCATGTCTTTTTCTCTTCAATAAACGATTCCAACTCACCCTGTTTTGTTAAACCAGCGAAACAACAGTGGACCACGCACCTATCGTCTCAATCCGCATCACGTCTCCAATTTGCCATCTAACCCGGCGGTAAAGATGGATCGCCCAAAGTCGGGCGACACCTTACCTCTACGTTATACGGCGCTTCATCCGTTTCAATCGTATAGATTGCGTACTTCTTCGGCCATGTCGCGCCTTCGTCTAGGGACTGCTTTATTGTGGCTTTTATGGCCGCGATCGCTTCCGTTCGGCTACTGAATACTGTAGCCCTGTCGCGGCGCAGCAGTAGCTCTGGTGACGGTTCGCCATCACGCCCATAGCTCAGGGGCGCGTAGAACTCAGGTCGTTCGTAGTATTGCCCTTGCTTGCGCAGCTTTGTACTCATCACTATCCATCCCATTACAATCTCCTTAACGCATCCGATGTCTCGTTACAGTCGCGCCCTGAATGTGCGTCACGGTCTTCGTTCCAGATGTTGTCTCGCTCGATTCTCCCATCTCTCCCATCGCGGGCAGCGCCGTAAAGAAGCCAGATCCCTGGCCGCCAGCGACGCGCATGGCGTCTACTTCGACCTTGGCGCTGTTGATGATGGTTTGCGCAACCTCGGAGACGGCGCGCGCACGTTCGATGTCCATCGGATTGTCCTTGTCATTCAGGGACCGCAGCGTGGCGAAAAGGTGCGCCCGCAGGTTGTTGATGTCGTTTGCGCTCATGTCCTGGCCTCCTTGGCGAGTCTGTTGATTTTTCGGTTCAGGGCGCCGCGCAGTTGAATCGCCAGCGCGACTTCCTTCGGGTAGTTGTGGTAGCTGTTACGGCGCATCAGTTCGCGGCGCGACACCAGTTCAAGGTTTTCAAGCGCGAAATTCCGCTTGTTTCCGTCCCGGAAGGTAAGCGTGTGTCCGGGCGGAATCTCTCGCCCTGCTTCCTTCCAGATCAGGTGGTGTACCGGAACATAGTCTTTGCGCGTGCAGCCTGTATCAGAAATTTTCCGTTGCAGGTATCCCTCCTTGCTCAGGCGCTCGTGTCCGATCGGGTGCCAGTTGTGGGGGCGGCTTCCGGGCTTGAATTGAGTTTCCGCGCTTCGTCCGCCGGCATTGAAGTTCATCCCCTTGTTCCAGGGCACGTATCCCGGCTTGAATTGCGTGGCCTCGCCGATGCGCGCGCCTTTCCGCAATCGGCAGGCGTCCGGGCTTGCGAGATAGGCCGCGCTTTTTTTCAGGCCGAGCTTTTCCGCCGCCTGGTACACGGCTCTATCCGTGCGGCCAAGCAGCAGCGCGAGCTTTGAGTTTTTTGTATTGGCGTACATCGCCCGAATCGTCTCCAGTTCGTTTTCTGTCCAGCGCCGTCTCATCATTCATCCCTTTCCACATTATTCAATGTGCCGTCATGGGACGGCTCGGCGTACAGCACGCCAGCCGCGCGCATCTTCTCGTTCACCCGCAACACATAAGCTCTGGCCTGATCCAGCCGGTGCTGCGGGCTGGTGGTGAAGTAGTTGGCGATGGCCGGCATGGTTGCGCGCAGCGTCATCAGTTCTGGTCCGCTGGCGCCGTATTTACCGGTTCTGCCGTGGCGGCGACGGATCCCGATATAGGCTTCGAGCGCGGAGTTGACGTTGGTGATCATGACGCTGTTGTGGGTGTCCATGGCGATCTTGTGGCACACGTTGAGCAGGTAGGCGACGGTGTTGCTGTCGATCTCGTCGAATGTGCCCATGGCGAGCTTGTCGGTAAAGAAATAGCCCATGATCTCGATGTCCACGCGTATTTTGCTGGGCAGCCAGGACTGCAGTGGGCGCGGGCGGTATTTGCGGCGCGGTTTCTTGGTCGTCGCCATTACGCAGGCCTCCGCCAGTTTTGCATGGCGTCATATACATTGCGCAGTGCCATGTCTGCCGTCATGATGTTTGGGTTGGAGGTTTTTTCAGTCGACTCTGACATGTTCCTGTACCTCAGCGTCGACCAAGTGCATGCGCGCGATGCTGATGGCGTGCTCGGTGGCTTGGTAATCGGCCATTTCGATGGCGTAGATGGCGTATTCAAGCCATTCGATCGCCATCAGTGCGTGATGGCGCTCATTGGCGCGTCGTTCGGTGTGTTGGTCCATAGTTCAGCCGATATGAATGGTGAAATAGTCGACTACCGCCATCGCGCCGCACAGGATCAGCGTGAGCGCAATGCCTTCAATCAAGTCGTTCAGCCAGTTTCGTTGCTGGGTCATGCTGAGTTCTCGACGGAACGGCGGGCTTGATTCGTTTCTTCGATGTCGATCAGCCCTTTGAACGATTCGACAGGAACCAACCGGGCGCCGCGTCGTCCGATGAGGACCTGCATGCCGGTTGCCTGCTGCAGCGCGGCGGTCTGCGCCGGGGTGTGCAGGCCGATGACGGGGATGGTGTTCATGCGGCCTCCTGCTGGGGTTGGTATTGATCGGCGATGGGATACCAATACCCGAGCAGTTCGATATGGGGTGTCATGCCAAGTATGCGCAGGACGGTCTTTTGCTCTGCAATGGGTCCAGAGATTTCCACCGTGTACGCGAGCTTGGCGGCGTGCAGCGCGTCGATGATGGCTTCATGGTCGTCGTATGTGTGGATGTACATCGAGACCGATTCAGGATTATCTATTTTATGATGCGTATGGATGACCGGGGTGACATAGAAATTCGTCGCGCCGTGCTTGCGCAGCGTGTCGGCCAGCGATTCGAGTTCGCATATCGTTGAGGCATGGGCGATGGCGATGGCGCTTTTTTTAATGGCCTCGTCCTCGATCTCGGTGAGGATTTTTTGTAGCAAACTCATGATTTTGTCTCCTGTTAGTGCCGGTGGCCTTGGCTGAAAGGAGTAGACCCAATCCACCGGCTGCCGGGTTTTTCCCCACTGATCCGGCATTGGGGGGGCGGTGCACGTTGCTCGGTTACTCGGTGCCTGTTACCCTGGCCAGGACGGGATTTTTCGGACACCCGGGTCGGCTGTTACGGTCAACTGTCAAGGAATCCTTGATGGTTCAGCTACCGGCCCGGCCTACCGGGCGTTTTTTGATGCGTTTGCTGCCCGCCGTGGCCAATGTCGCCATGCCTGCTTTCTGCCATCCTTGGAGCGCCGGTCGCTGGTCTGATACGGTCGCCGATGGGGCGGTGTTGCTTGATGCGTTGATTAAATCTACCGTAAGCGGTTGTTAGTGTCAACCGTCAACGGTAGATTTGTGATAAAAAAATTCCGTGTTCAGATTTCCAGGCAACAAAAAACCCGCCGAGGCGGGTTTTTTTCATTATGGCGGATTAAGGAATATTCCCTAGTCGAATTTGAAAGAAAGCTGGATTTGCAGGGATAGCACGTTATTTTTCGTTGCCGTACTTGGCTTTTGGCTGCGCAAGGCTGTAGCTGATCGTAGCAATTGTGTCTTTCTGATCGTCACACATTGATTTCATATGCTGCATCACTCTGAGTTCCTGCTGCCCGAGGCCTGGCACCAGAAGCTGCCACACTTCAACCTTGAACAGATTGGCCAGTTTTTCAAGCGTGTCAACACCAGTTGAGGTCTCTTGCTGCTTGATTCGCGTCATGGTTCCGGGGCCGATTCCAGCTTCATGAGCTGTTCTCCATGGATTTTCTTCGCCGTATTTCATGATCATCAGCGTGCGCAGGTTTTCCCACAGTATTTTCTTTGAATTAACCATATCCGGAATATTAGACGATCCAAAATTCCGGATGTGGTTGACGTAAACATCCGCATACGGTAGATTATTAGACATGGACATTCTCAATTTCATCCAAGAAAAGGTTTCTGCCTGCACCTACAAGCAGCTTGAGACGCTGGCCGCTGAAACCGGGGTGCCTTACGGAACACTCATGAAGATCAAGGTTGGCCAAACGGCCAACCCAAGAATCAAGACTATCCAGCCGCTCTATGACCATTTCAGAAAATCCGACGGCCTGCATGTCGATCACCAGGAGGCAGCGTAAATGAAAAACGCTTCATCTTTTTTTTACCCCTCTTATGGGTATCTTGCCCACGAATTTGGAAGATAAAAATGTCCGATCTGGGACACGTGATTAACCGATCAGACGTTCTCCTCGGCTGGGTGCGCAGGATGCTGAGAGCATCCGGCGCGAGCGAGAGCGATTTCGCCGGCAGGGTGGCGGATATTTATGTCTGCCGCGTGCCGGAATCCGCGCGCACGGTGTCTCTCAAGGTGCCAAGCGCGAGAGCGTCGGTTGACGATTTCTACAAGGTGAAGGCGACGAACGCGAAGCTGGTTTCTCGCTGGATCAGGGGCGATGTGCATCTTCCGGCAGATGCCGAGGAGGCGATGGTTTCGGCCATGGATTTGCCGTGGCGGGATGGTTGCGTGTTCGACTTGTGTTCCCGGCATCACGTGTTGCCGGTTTTGCTGCACGAGGAAACCGATATCGAGCGCCTGGCCGATCTGATGAGCGAGGTGGCCGAGGCGATCCAGGGCATGGCGCCGATCCTTGCGGATGGGGTCATCGATCAGGCCGATGCGCCATTCGCGGAGGAGGCGATCCATCGCCTTAAGCGTCTGGCTTCGGCATGCGCGGGCTTGATCAGCCGTATTTCGTCCGTCACCGGCGTCAAGTCGGCGGCGATTGTCGATATCGGGAGGGATTCCGCTCATGGATGAGATCGACCGCGCCCAGGAGCGGGAAGAAAAGGACCGCGCCTGGTGTTTGGCGCAGCGCAAGCCAGTCCTGGCGCCCTGCGGGATATGTCACAACTGCGCCGAGTCGGTCGAAGGTTGCGCCGAGTTCTGCGACGCCGATTGCCGCGAGGATTATGAGTTGCGCGAATCATCAAGGGCAAGGTCTGGAAGATGGTAGCCGCGTCCCCCACGTTCATTTTCAGCAAGGCCCGCGCCCTGGCTCGACGCATGCCCGTCGAGCAGGACAAGAAGCAGGCCGCGCATACCGTGTGCCAGCGCCTGGTTGCGTTATTGAGGCTGGCCAGATGAGTCATCTCACGCTAGACCAGGCCGCCGATGCGCTGGCCTGCATTCCGCCAGACGATCGCAGCGTGTGGGTTTCCATGGCGATGGCGCTCAAGCAGGAATATGGACAGGCGTCCTATGCCGTGTGGGATGCGTGGAGCGCCTGCGCGAAGTCCTATAACCGCAAGCATGCTCTGGCGGTCTGGAAGTCGATCAAGCGCGCCGGGCGCGTCACGATGGGCAGCTTGATTTTTGAGGCAAAGCAGCATGGCTTTGTGATGCCGCGCGAGGATTTGAGCGAGGAACAACGCCAGCAGCGCCAGCAGCAGGGCGAGGCACGCCGCGCGGTGATGCAGCGCCAGCTTGAGCAGGAGGAGGCGGATCGATCGCGCCGTGCGGCGCATGCGTCGATGCGCGCGTCCAGGCTGTGGCGGATGGGTTCGGATACGGGCGTCTCGCCCTATTTGGCGCGTAAATGCGTTGCGCCCGAGTCGGTCAAGTTTCTGCCGGATGGTACGCTGGTGGTGCCGATGATTCGCTATGATTTGCCGCGCGCCGCAGCTTTGGTCGGGGCGCAGTCTATTTTGCCGGATGGCTCCAAGCGCTTCACGCCGGGCACAGCCAAGCGCGGTTCCGCCTGCCGTCTCGGGCTGGTGGAAGTGGGCGCGCCGCTGCTGGTGTGCGAGGGGTATGCCACGGGCTGCTCGATCCGCATGGCACTGGATGGACGATATCCGGTGTTCGTGGCGTTCGATGCGGGCAACCTGGTGCATGTGGTGGAGATCCTGCGCGGACTGTATCCATCCTGTCCGATTCTGATCTGCGCCGATGATGATTGGCGCACGCCAGGCAACCCTGGGCGCACGAAGGCGCGCGAGATTTCGCGCAAGGTGCCGTTTGTGCATATCATCGCGCCGGCATTCGGCGTGGATCGCGCCGATAAGGACACCGATTTCAACGATCTGCACTTGCGCAGCGGCCTGGCCGTTGTGGCGAGGCAGTTTTCCGCGCCGCTGGCTTATCTGCGGAATTTGAAGGTTAGAGTGGCCAAGGATGTTTCGCATGGCACTCGATAATGTGATCACCATTATGGAATCTGAAACTCCCGCTCCCTCTGGTGAGGCGTCCGCACCCAACAAGGGGCGGGGGGGGCGAAAGCGGAAAGACGAAAAGCCGATCGATTGGGGCAGATTCAACGAGCTGGTGACCAATTTCGTGCTGATATACGGCACGGATACCTGCTATGACCTGCGATCACGCATGCTGCTCAAGGTGAATCACCTGCGACTGGCGTTCGGTAGCGATTATGTGAAGATGTGGCTGGGGTCGGATCAGCGACGCATGATCCTTCCAGATCAATTGGTGTTCGATCCTTCAGACAAGGTGGAGGAGCCATGCATCAATCTGTTCGATGGCTTCGCCATGCAGCCGAAGGCGGGTGATTTCGAGCCGATCATGGAACTGCTGTACCACCTTTGCGCGGAGAGCGCGGACACGCCGGATGGCGTTTCGAGAGTGGTGGTATGGTGCCTGAAATGGCTGGCGCTCCCGCTTCAGAAGCAGGGCACCAAGATGCGTTCGGCGCTGGTGTTTCATGGGCCACAGGGCGCCGGCAAGAATCTGTTTTTCGAGATGGTGGCTTCGATTTACGGGCGTTATGCGTCAGTGATCGGCCAGGATCAGCTCGAAGACAAGTTCAACGATTGGGCCAGCCAGAAGATGTTCCTGATCGGCGATGAGGTGGTGGCGCGGCAGGAGCTTTTTCATCACAAGAACAAGCTCAAGGCGTTCATCACCGGAGAGACGATTCAGATCAATACCAAGATGATGCCGCTGCGCCAGGAGCGCAATTTCGTCAACGTGGTGTTTTTGTCCAATGAGGACAAGCCGTTGGCGCTGGAAGATGGCGACCGGCGATATTTCGTGATTTATACGCCGCCCAGGCGAGACGATGACCTGTATTCTCGCGTGGCGGAATGTATCGCTTCCGGCGGTGTTGAGGCTTTCTATCATTACCTGCTCTCACTCGATCTTTCCGGGTTCTCGAATTTCGAGATTCCACCAATGACGCAGGCCAAGCACAACCTGATCATGCTGTGCCTTAAACCGGAGGATAGGTTCATCCGCGAATGGCTGACAGGCGTTCTCCCGCTCCCTCTGCAGGTCTGTAGCGCGAGCCAGCTTTACAGAGCTTTCAAGCGATGGTGCCAGGCGACAGGCGAGCGGTTTTTCCCGGCTCAGGAACAGTTCACCAGGAGCGCGAAGCGCATGGTCGAATCCATGTCTCGCAAGCAGGGAATACCCGTTGCGATAACTTATAAAGTCGTGAAGCTGGTTGACCATGTAAACGGTCAGCGCGCGCAGCGCATGTGGATTCCTGATGGTTGCGGCGCGCCAGAAGGTTATACTGAAGGCGAGTGGGCGTGCTCAAGCGTTGCGCTGTTCGAAGAGGCGTTGAGCACGTTCATGGAACAGTCTGGAGTGGCGGCATGAGCGCGAAGTTACGCGGGTTACGCCTCGGTTACGCCGCAGTTACGCCTGAGACCCGCGTGGTTACGTGGGTTACGCGGAAAAGCGGTGTTTTACTCTCCCATGCGTGCGCGTGCGCGCGTAGCATATTCCATGCCACATACACATGTGCGCGCATTCGCAAAAGTGCGAATCGTCGTTTTCCGCGTAACCCACGTAACCACGCGGGTCT